GAGTTCCTTGCGGATCTCACCTTCGTTGATGAGTTGCTGTTCAGCCAGGATCTGGTTCACTTCACCAGTCCGACCTTCAGCAGCCAGAGTACGCAGCTGGTCTACAACACCACGTTGACCTACTTCCGCCTGCATGTCGTCGAACTTCTGGGTAGCAGCGGCTTGGTTCTGCTGGGCTGCGATCTGCTTCGTGATGGCATCACGGGTAGCAGCACGGTCCAGATTCATGCCCATTGCATCACGCTGGGCTTCCAAACCACTGCGATAGTCTGCGTTGCTGAGTTGTTCCAGGGTCGATGCAGCAACCTGGTCCAGGTAGCTTTGCGTGTTGGCTTCACGCTGCAACCGGGCATTGTTGACGTTCATCTCCTGCTGACGGGAGATGATGTCACCCAATGCACCAAGTGCTTGTTGTACACCAGTAGTCCCAGCAGACATCGACGATGCACTGCCAGGACTTACCGTTGCACCAATGTTACGCCAAGTGATTTCTTGGGCCATTAGCGAATCCGATTCCGTTCCATGTAAGAGTCCACAGACTCATAAGCCGAAGGGTTCGACGCTACGCGAGCACGCTGCCGATCCTCCAAGTTGGTGTTGATCGACTGACGCTGAGCACCGTAGTTCATATCGAACTGACGGCGAGACTCAGCCAGTTGATCACGAGCAGCCCGCTGCTGTCGGTTGGCACCAATGGCCCCGAATACAGCTTGGCCAATGCCCAGTGCAGGCATTACCCAGCCGCCAGTCTGTGCACCGCTGGGAGCCACACCGCCGAACATGGACTCACGGCTGAAGATGTTTCCGAAGCCAGACATCAGACCACCACTCGAAGCAGCAGAAGCGTTCAGGTCTACCGAAGGCATCTGCATCTGGAGTTGAGTCTGGGGTCCACCCAAGCCAAAGGAGCCAAGAGTGGACAGGTCCAGCTCGACTCCGAAAGGCGTATCACTGTACGGATAGGCCATTGTTGATTTCCTCTATGGTTTCGTTTATGGAAGGAAGCTGTAGCTTAGCATCTACGAAGTATTCCGTCAGTTGGAAGCTGGCTGCTCCGATGTTGCCTGCATGAACAGTACGGGCGAAGTAATCATCTGAACTCTCGCCCAGGACAGTCATCGGTCGATAGATGAAGTCCTCTCCCTGTAGTGCCTGGAACTGAGTCAAACCAAGTTCCCTACGTTGATCCTCCAGACTCTGGAGTTGATCTGCGTAGTAGGTCTGGTTGGCCTGAAGTTCTTCCAAGGTATCGATGAGTCCAGCCTGTTGCATGGTCTGAGACTCACGAGCAATGCCCTGGCTCACAGCCATCAGGTTCTCACTCCAGGTGGCATTGTTGGACATTCCATAGGCACCAACAGCCAAGGCAGCAACCGCAGCCAGGATACCCAGTTCCGGTCCTACAGCACGTACGAACAGCTTGACCCCATAGCTCACAGCAAGGGTGGTGACGATCATCTGTACGATCACCATGGTCAGAGCAGCCACTCCGAGAGAGGCTGCTGCGACGATGGTTCCCCAAGCACTACCAGCAGTGAACACGGTGATGGCCACGGACACCACAATCAGGATCACCTTGAAGAAGCCACTGGCATACCAGGGGGTCTTGATCTGTACCTGGGTGTTGATGGCCATGTGCAGGCTACGACACAGAAGCTGTTCCTGCTCACGTAAACCAAGCTGACTGAGTACTACCCGGTCCACAGGAATCAGTAGCTCCGGCTGTCCAAGCTGGGCTACGTGACCCTTCTTGCTGGTGATCTGGTAGTGCATTGCTGGGTTGTAGATGATCACCTCGTCGTACATGGAGTCCATGGCTTGACGGGTGTAGGTATACGCCGGCTGCTGAGTCTTGATCTGCCCAGACGACTTGTCAGCCATACCAGACTTCACATTGATGAAACCAATAGGACCAACCTTCCCGGACTTTCTATTCACAGTGATACCACTGAAGGAGAAGTCCATCTTGAAGTACCTGTCCCGCATGGTGATCATCTGGTCGGCAGTGTTGGAGTAATCCCCCAGCTTGCCTTGGATGTTCTCTGCCTTCTGGATCTGTGCCAGTGCTTCCGAGTGGAGCAACAGCAGGTACTCGAAGACGTAGGTGAGTTGCTCTTGGTTCGTCGTTCCAGGCGGTACACCGTAAAACAGAACTACCTGAGCCACGTCACCAATGTCTGGGTCAGCATGAACACCGTCGATGAGTTCATCGATACCGATACCAGAGATCTTGGCCACCTCCTTCACATCACGGTAGGCGTTCCCTGGGATGTCCTTCACATTCATCTTGTTGAAGCGGCAGTACATCCACGGGTAGTAAGTGCCCTGCTTCGTGTAATCCAAGTTGAACACACCGTCGATCAGCGGGTAGGTTCCCTTTCCGTCCTGGTAAGTGAAGAAGCCCTGTGTACCGTTCTGACGACGGAACCGTACTTGGTGATAATCCAAGGACAAGTCCAGGTTCATGATCATGCGGATGGTTTCCTGCTTGATCACACCCTGAGCATCCTTCCACTCGTAGGTCAGTAGTACGTAGTCTTCCCCGAAGGAGTTGTCAGTTCGGTAGGGTGACCAGCCTGCAAACTGACCCATACCCCCAATGGTGTTGTACGGACGGCTTGGGGTGTACCCAGACCGAGGACTGAAACCAAAGTCCTGAAGCATCCCTTTGTTCGCAGTCTCGTCTGCCCATGCAACGGTATCCGTTTGGAAGACCGGGATCATGTCGAACAGGTACACCTTGGAACCCTTGGTCGTACTGAGTCCAGGGAGTTCATTCGTGAGAGGGTTGTACTGGTACAACCGAACCAATTCAGTAAACCCCCAGTGTAGGGAGTTCAGTGGACCGAACTGGTTGTAGTAAGTGGTGATCGTCCCCTCACTTCGGGAGATGGTTTGAACAACCACAGCACGAGCATCCACACCATTCACTACCTTGGATTCAGGAAGACCCCAGTAGTAGTTATTACGCTGTGCCCAGAGGTATGCAGTGTTCGCACGCACACCAATGGAGTCGGTCAACTTCTCCAGGATGTTCTCCACGATACCAGTCTCATGGGTGATACCTTGAATCACTCCAGTGCGTGGTGAATCGGGGATGTGGGCATCATCGAATACCCGTTGAACCGTGGTGTTCACCACAGTCTTCTTCTTGCTGCTGAACAGTCCCATGCTGTCCTCCAATAAAAAAGGGGAACCGAAGTTCCCCTTAGTGTACAGCACGGTGTTTAGGCACCGACACCAGTCATCAGCATGTTCACCACACGTCCGACGTTGGCATCATCCAGTCGGTTGGTGGTGTTGGCTTGAGTACCGGTATCAGTAGTACGCCGTACGTTCCAGGTATCGATCAGGATCTTGGCTGCCTTCTGCTCAGCATCACGCTTGAAGCCATCAGCCTGAGCCTTGTAGAGATCCTTCTGACGACCGATCACCGAGTCCGCATCCACACCAGCACCAATGGTTTGAGCACGTTCGGAAGCAGTCTTCTGGCGAACCAGGTTGGTCTGTTCTTGGGTGTTCAGCCCTTGGTCCTTGGTCAGGTCGAACTGAGCCTTCAGCAAGCACTCTTGAGCCACCAGGTTCAGAAGCTCTTGCTTCATGTTCACGACCTTCTGGGTCGATTCCAGAACCTGCTGTTCCATGACCTTAGTCTGTTGGATTGCAGTCAGTACGTCTTGCTTCGCCTTCGCAGTCTGCTCCTTGACCAACAGGTCTTGGAAGCCAGCAGACAGGATCTCTTGATCGATCCGGCGAGTCTGTGCAGTCTGTACCTTGGTTTGTTCCTGAACCAGAAGATCCTGGAAACCAGCAGAACGAATCTGGGACTCCGGTAGCTTCGCTTGTTCCAGGGTCAGTTTGACCTTGGCAGCGATAAGCTCGGTGTCCTTATCAGCTTGCTCGATCTGCTTGTCGAGTAGCTCGCCTTGCTTCTCAGTGAGCTTGATCTGTGCTTCGACCAGCGCAGCCTTGTTGGCAGCTTCATCCTTCTGAAGCAAAAACATCACGGCGTTCTGAAGAACAGCCGTGATGCCACCAGTGAGAACAGCTGCGTATTCCTGCCCCTTCAACCGACCTGCATCGTGCTCTTTGGCCAGATGCAGGCGGGTGACTTGCAGGAGTTGGTCGAGAGCACCTTTACCGTCTAGCTTGACCTCAGTGAGATCGGCAATGGTAATCGGCTCTACGGCCATGGCTTAGTCCTCCTTGTAGGAACCGTTCACTGCCTGCTGTTTACGCAGGGATTCCAGTTCATCTTCGGACAGCTGCGGAAGGATCTCGATGGAGAACTCCCGTACCGACTTCGACCGGCGAACCTTCTGCATGCCCATCGGGGTCTGTTCGTTGACGGTGTAGAAGTGCTGGTACTGCTTGGTCTTGATGAAGTTCAGCAGAGCTTCCGGCACATGCCAATCCACCTCGAACGGAACCAGACGGCGGATCGTACCGATCTCGTCGTTACCGATGCTGAAGTACTCGGCATCCCAGTCGTTCTTGTTCGGGTTGTGGCAGGTGATGCGGCAGCGGATCAGGCGATGAGCAGCCAGCCGGCGATCACGACGGAGTTCGCCCTCGGTCTTCGGACGGGGGGCAGCTTCGCTCTTCAGGGCAGCGGCACCAGCTTCGGCAGACGGTTTCGGGATGGCCGAAGGAGCGGCTTGCTCTTCTTCGTCTTCATCTTCATCGCCCGCAGCTTCGTCGTTCAGGGCCGCATTGATCTTTTCACGCAGCTTGTCCACGCCAGTATTGGAGCGGAACGAGATGCCGAGAGCAGTGGCTTGTTCTTGCAGGATCTCCAACTCGGAACGGGTGTCCGGGGATTCCAGCGGGGCTTCACTCAGGTTTTGCAGTTCATCGAGGGACATGGGTGTTTCTCCAGGGTAAGAGGTAAATGGGGGAGGTTGCCCTCCCCCTGCCTAGTTACAGGCGTGCAACGGTCTTCAGCAGAGCGATCCACTCGGGGCGGAACACCATGAAGCCGTAGTACCACTTGATGGACATGAAGCCCATCTCGCCGTACGGGTCACTGCGGTCGGCAGTGGCTTCGCCAGGACGCTTGGTGATGATCTTGAACTTGACGTTCTTGCCGTCGGTAGCGAAGCCGACAGTGGTGAACGCCTCGGAAGCCACGCAGAGCATCGGGAAGATGCTGTACTTGCCGTTGGCTTCGTGCATCGGCACTTGGTCGTTGGCATCGACATCCTTACCAGCGCCAGCCCAGTGCATCATCTGCGGGTTGACGATGATACGGAAGCGACCCAGCTGGCCGACTTCACCGTGCATGGTGGCACCACCGGCAGCGTACTTCTCGATGGGGATGAAGGCCGGATTGCCGTGGTTGTCCTTCATGGCTTCGATGGTCGGAACCAGGTCAGAGCCGACGTACAGCGCACGGGCGTTGCCGACGGTACGGGTGTCGATCATGCGGGTGCCGGTGATCATCTTGATCTTGGTCGGAGCACGAGCGTTGTCGAGGTCCAGACGCAGACGCATCAGCGAGTCGTAGGTGACTTCGGTGGACGAGTCCACTTCGGCGTCACTGGTAGCAGCGCCCGGATAACGAACGGTGCCGGCCGAGTTGAGCAGGTCGATTTGGAGCAGGTCTTCGGTGATCTCGTTCGCGCCCTTCACCATTTCGGTGGTGACGTGACCTTCCATCGCCGGATCGCTGTCGAAGTCGAGTTGTTCCTGGGTGTATTCACGGAAGAAGCCGTACTTCTCCAGCTTGCCCTTGATCTCGACACGCTTGAAACCAACACGGTTCACACGACCGCCGATTTCAGTGAGGGTCGGCATTTTCGCAGTGATGTTGCCCACGTCACGGCTCGAACCATAGAGGTTGCCGTTGGCGATGGTAGCGCCGGAAGCGTCGATGCCCTGGTCGTTCACGTTGCGGTCATCGAGCAGCGGGATGTAGTGCAGGCGGACGATCTCTTTACCGAAGTGCTTCGGCATGGAGAAGGTGTCGGCCAGCTGACCGAAGTAGGCTTCCTTGGCGGCGTCGATGAGCGCACGCTTGTACCAGTAGCGAGTGTGGATCTGAGGACCGATGGAAGACTCTACCCCGTTCGCGGGGTCGTTGTACTTCATCGGCTTGATGTTATCTACAGGACCGGCCATGAGATGTTTTCCTTATTCCAGTTTCAGGTTTGGTTCAGTTGAAGCTCAGCTTTTCGAACTCTTCGTCCGACATAGCCAAGGGGTCGAACTGAGCAGGCTTAGCCTTAGCAGTTCCAGTTTTGGTCGGAGCAGCTGCCCGACGCTTTTCTTTCACAGCCGCTTCCTGTGCTTTCGAACGAGTGGTAACTCGCTTTGCAGGTTCAGCGGGTGCTTTACGTTGGCTTTCAGTGGCCGAGGCTTGAGCCAAATCGTCGAATGCACCTTGAGCCTGAAGCTCATCACCCACCGCCTTGTATGCGTGCAGGTACGGGGTACTGTCAGTGATCGTGCCGAATGCTTTACGGCGCTGGATCTCGTTGTCGATTCGGTCGAATACCCCATTGGTCATGTGCTGTTCGAAGTAGCCAATGACATGCGGGTGTTCGGAAACCAACTTCTGAGAAGTTTTATCCAACTTGCCCAGCGTAGTTACCACTCGGTTGTAGGATGGACTGTGCTCGATAGAGTCGAGTTGTTCGTCCAGTGCCTCACGAACTTGGTTGAATGGTACAGCAGTCGGTTTGTAATCCGCAACACTCTTCTCATCCAAGTCGAGCGGATCTACACCGGCATCTTTAGCCAACTTAGCGATGGCTTCAGGTTTCTTGTGTTTGAGAAGATCAACCACATTGGCGATAGTCTCGGGGTTCAGCAAACCAGCATCATCCAGCTGGCGCATCATGTGCAGGTTCGGCTTGAGCGCCGACATCTTGTGGTTGTAGTTGGCACCCATCTGCATCAGACGGATTGCTTCTTCCGGGGTCTTAACCTGGAGATCCCGGCCATTGGCCTTGAAGGGCGCAGTAATCTTCGCCATGAAGTCCGCAGGGTCTACTTCCTGCTTGGCTTCAGTCTGCTTGACTTCTTCCTTGGCAGGAGACTCTTCGGGTTCTTCTTCGGACTTGGCCGGTTCTTCTTCCTTGGCTTTATCTTCCGGTTCTTCTTTCTCCGGGAGATCGCCGAGATCATCGTCAGACTTGGACAGAGGATCTTCTTCCTCTTCGTCCTTGTCGGCATCTTCTTCTTCAGCAGGAACTTCCTGTTCTTCTTCCTGCTCTTCATCAGCAGAAGTACCCTCGTCGAGTTCTTCGACTTCGGGTTCCTGTTCAGGTTGTTCCTGCTGGGCGGCCTGCTCTTCTACTTGGTAGAACTCGGGCAGGTCGTCGTCACTCATTTCGAGGAAGTTATCCATTACTCTTCATCCTCCTCTTCTTTACGGACACGCTCCAGTTCACTGTCGCAGTCCTTGATGGCTTGGTCAGCTTCGTCACCACGAATACCGATCAGTTGGAAGTAGGTATGGAGAGCACCTACAGCGTCGATCTCCCGGAGGATGCGTGCTTGCATCTCGGGAGCCTGCATGTTCGCGTCCGCCTTGAGCAGTACCAACCGTGCAGCGTTGTCCTTCAGGAAGTCATTCAGGATCAGCGCCTGGAAGTCACGGTTCTTGTGCAGACGCAGCATTGCATCCCGCAGACGGACGAACTTCTCAGCGTTCTTCCGGGTGATCTGAATTTCGTTCTCTTCGTTCATCTTTGCAAATCCTGTCAAGTAAAGGGGTGTTGGTTCACCGTAAAGGTGAACCAACTATAGTGAAGTTCACTACTTTTGTGAAGTCCTCGCTGAAGTAGCTTCATCGAGTCGCTTCAACTGGCTGTTAAGCATAGCCAGTTTGCCTTGTGCTTCGGACTGAGCCTGTTGCAGTTCACGCTTACGCGCTTGCTGTACACCAGACTCCTGTTCCAGGAAGTTCAGGTCAGTGATGTCAGCCTGGCTAGCAAGAGCACGAGCCTTGGCTTGTTCAGTACCAACCTTCGAATCCTGCAAACCAGCACCAGACATGTAGTGAGCAGCACGTGCACGTTCAGCTTCGATCTGTGCCTGGAGCAACAGAAGCTCAAGCTGTGCCTTCTGCTGTGCAATCGGATCAGGCTGCGGCTGGAACTCACGAATACGCTTGGCGAATTCAGGCATCTTCTTCAGTTCCATGATCTGACCCATGATCTGCTGAGCCATCATCGGGTCCATGTTCGGACCCATGGTTTGCAGCATGAAGGTCAGGTCATTGACCTTGGCGTTGTCCTCTTCAGCAGTAGAGATGTCCAGCTTCAGGTCGAAGTTACCGGCTAGATCATCACGTCGGATATCTACGAACTGCTCATTGGTGATCCGAACCACTTCCACATCTTCCAGGAACTCAGCGTTCATGGCGATGATCTTGCGACCGATCTCGATGATCCCTGCCGAGAGACGTCGGAGGATACCAAGCTCACGCTTGGAAGCTGCATCCAGTGCACCACGGACAGCAGTGGCGGTATCACCCAGAGCAGCACCAGAGATACCAGAGTTGAATGCCTTCACCCCAGTCATGGACTCTGCTTCTGCCTGCTGCATGTTGATCATGTACTGGGCAGACTGAGGAATCTCCGGGAAGGTGTGCATGTGCACTGCTGCTCGGGGATCTGCACCAGGGTTGAACTCGTAGTTCTCACCTCGGTCGAAGCGACGACGGTTGGTTACATCCAGTGCACCCTTCATCACACCGACTTGACCATTGGCAGAGCGAGCCATGGTATCAATCATGCCACGGGTAACCGCACCGATGATCCGTTGGTTGTCGATGAGCAGAGCACCGTCACTCTCGCCATAGAGATCACGCTTCTTCGGGATGTAGTTGACCACCACGTAGGGGATCTTCTTATCCGGGAAGGGGTTCTCTTCCAGGCGGATCATCACAGCACCAACCCAGGTAGCTACGATGGGATGCAGTACGCCATCACCGTAAATATCGTAGTAGCCCCAGTACTCGTGAACCACGAGACGCTTACGACTCTTGTCTTGGAAGTCGAAGTTACGGACGCCTTCAGATGGGCCAGTGTAGTCAGGCTCAGCCAGTAGGTTCTGTCCCTCTACCTGGATCTTGTCCAGGTTGGTGTAGCGACCATCAGCCTTCAACTCTGCGTAGGAACTCTCGAAGGTTTCGATGAGGAACTTCGCCTTACTGAAGTCACTGCCACAGGATGGGTCGATCACGATGTTGTTGAAGTCGCATACGTGAGCAGTCGGATGGTTCTCCACCGTCTCTTCACGTTCCTCTTCTTCCGACCCGACTGGCACAGCACGTACCTGAGTACCCGTGGCTTCCGTCTCTTCCAAACCAAGACGAACTGCCTCGGATACCTCCGGGTATTCAGAAGGACTCTCTTCCCGGATCTGTACAGCAGTCTGATAGATCTGGGCTAGTTCTTCCGAATCGTCAGGGATCATCTCGTAGGTGATCACCTGCTCTTTCACCGTCCGGGTCTGATAGTTCCAACCTACCTTGACGATGATGGTCCCTTCGTCCACGCCTGCACGGACGTACTCGTCGATGAACCGTTGCTTGTTCAACTTGGTGTTGAACTGCTGGTTCAGTACGAGGCTGTTCTGTCGTGCAGCTTGGGCATCTTCCCAGGTGACCGGGTTGACTTCGAAGATGTTGGGACTCGAAAGGAAAGGTTCAGACAGCGAAGCGTATCGCCATTCTGCCTGCTTCCGAATAGTCGGAGGCTGTACCGCAGACTTACCCTTCTCCGTCTTGGGTTTACCTTCCCCTCGGACGTGCATGTAGTCTAGCCAACGGTTGATCTGTACGATCTTCTCGTCGGTTACCTGCTTCGCCTCCTTGTAGTCTTGCTTCAGCTGAGCCAGTGATGGAGCATTCTTCCAGTCTGGTTGCAGCTTCCTGTCCTGATCCCCATCTTCATTGGGAAGGGTCAGGTAATCTTCGTCCACGTCTGCCATAGCTACTCTCTTTCAAACCAATGAGGAATGAATCTTGGAAATTAAACAACTGAATCCGAACTTTACCATGCCACGACGCGGCAGCGATACCGCAGGTGGGTACGACATCTTCATGCCGGAAGGTGGAATGGCTCTGCCAAACCAACCAACCAAGGTGAAGCTCGGCTTCGCTGCTGCTGTACCAGAAGGTTACGTGGCTCTACTTCTACCCCGATCAGGCGTAGGTGCCAAGGCAGGTGTACGCCTGCGTAATACCTGCGGCGTGATTGACTCCGACTACCGTGGTGAGTGGATGGGCGTCATCTCCACTGACCGTGAACCCTTCCGCTGGGAGAAAGGCGACCGTGTACTCCAGATGGTACTGGTTCCGGTAGGTACTCCTGAACTTCAACTCGTCGAAGAACTGACCGAAACCAATCGTGGTGAAGGCGGCTTCGGCTCTACTGGGGAATAACCCATGCAACTGATCAAAGACTACGAACACGCTCAACCGCTCAAGTTCAAGGGCTGGCAAGTGAGCGAAGACCATGAGCAGAACGTCCAGGCACTGCAAGAGATGCTCGGCTCCTTCCCCTTCATCACAGCTGCGTTCGGCGACAATGCCGAGGGTGAACGTGTCTACTCCCTCAGCAACTTCAACGAGGGTGCCACCCTTGACGTGAAGGCCGGCGAGTGGATCTTCGTCAACTCGGAAGGTTCCCTCGAAGGCTGGTCTTCTGAAGTCGGCGCTGTCCGCTTCAAGGAAATCCAGGCATAAAAAAAGAGGGGACCGTCCTGGTCCCCTCACCCTTACACCCAACCACCCCTTACGAACCGATCTTGGTTTCCCACCGGATCGATACGCAAGTTCTGTGCGTCCAGATTCGCACACTCTGCCTCGTACTTCTGCGAGAAGTTGAACCCCTCTTGTGCAGTGTTCTCCATGAAGCCAATAGGAGTCTGACAACGTGAAGCAACAAAGTACAGCAGAGCTTGGAGGTGAGTATAAGGCAAATCAATGTCGATGCAACCCCAACTATCCAGGTTGTCTACGCAGATCTTCATCGGCGTAGGTGCACGACGGTACCTTACTTCCAGCGTCTTACTGGATGAATGGCAGTAGAACTCATCGCTGATCTCCAGTACATCGAACTCAGGAGTAGTAATGTTAAGCGGCTGCCACGTATCGTTGAGGAAGTACTCAACTCCATTGTCCCCAATGATCTTCTCGATCTTCAGGATGGACTGACGACCCAGCTTGTTCCCCTCAGTGATGAACTGAGTGACCCCTGGCTTGGGCTTCTGTCCTACTTGGTATGCAGGACGTAGAGGATACAACCTCCGACCCTCTTCCAATTGGATCTTGAGCATCCCTTCCTTGAGTAGGAACCTCTTGTGCAGATCCAGCACACCAAGGTTGATAGCACGAATCAGAGAGGGAACCCGTTCCAAGACGAGAGCACCGGTATCGATGTTCACGTACTTGATGTTGCTGAGTTCCCCCTCCGCCAGCAAGTCTATGACTTGCTTCAGTTGAATGGTCATACGATATAGCTCTCCCCTGCGGAATAGGTTGGTTCATGACTGGTGGCTTCTTCCCAGATCATGTCCGATTCATTGTACTCCATACGGATCTCTTGGCTTGGTGGTATTGCATTCATCAGAGCCAACATGGAGATGGTGTCCAGGAAGTCATCGTGCTTGGACCTGAAGCCGCCGGCTGAAGCCAATCGAATCTCATCCTCGAACTCCACCATGCACCGGGTACTCTTCATGTCGTAGGGGAAGAACATCTTGCCCCGCTTGAAGTGAGGAACCATGGCCATGAACCGCTCCAGCTTGTTGGTGGTAGGACGCAAGCCAGGAGTACTACTACCCTTCTCCGAAACCATGTGAAAGTAGACATCCTTGTTCACCATCTCCCGCTGAATCAACGGGATGTAGCCACCCTGTTGGCCAGAGACTTCGATGCCTACACCAAGCGGACGCCAGCGAGCACATAGCCTGAAGAGATCATCCAGGTTCGCTCCCATGTCTTGGCGTTCACAGATACCGTCTACCCACAACCAGTCCTCGTTGTGTGAGTAGGCCCAGACACTGATCACACTGTAGTCACTCGCCTTCTTAGCAGAAGTAGCGAAGTCAGTGGTGATGTAGAAGTTGTACCGCTTCTTGTTGTCCAGTACGTTGCGCCGCATGTACCAAGCGACTTCCCCATCCTGAATCAGCCGGTCCTCGTCCGACATGATCTGGAGCATAAGCTCTTGGTTGAAGGTTTCGATCTTCCCTGCCTTCTTGGCCAGGGTGTACTTCTGCAACACGAACTCGTAGGTGAATCGGTCAGGCCAAGCACCCTTGAACTCTTCCCTCGAACAGGGGAACCGTTCGCACACAGGGTAGACGTTGACCTTCCAAGCCCCGGACTCCACTGCTTTGTACAGAGGATCCTTCGCGTTGAAGGGAGTACCCGACCAGATGATCATGTTCTTCTTCGGGTGCAACGCATAGTCCACTGCCTTGTACACCGTGTCCTCAATGGCAGCGATCACGGTTGGCGAGCGAGCATCTTCGTCCGAAACCAAGTCATCGAGTACGGCAAGCTGTGGACGCTTACCCATCTCCTTCGCACCCCGGACACCAGTCTTGGCACCGTACCCTTTGACGATGAATACCTTCCCGTCCAGGTTGGTGAACTTCCAACGGATATCAGTGAAGCTGGTTTGAGGGATGTACTTCTTCAGGAACTCAGAGTTCTCCCAGCGGAACTCCAGGTTCTTACGCATGTTCTTCACACCGTTGTCGATGGAGTCCGATACGTATAGAGCAAGGTCTACCTTACCCAAGCCAGGAAGAGAACCGTACAGTGCGATGTACAGGAACAGGTATTCACCCATCACCGTAGTCTTAGCTGCACCACGGAACACCATGTTGGCGATACGGGTTTCCCCTGAACCAATCTGGTCAAGCATCCGTAGGTGTAGCACTGGAGTCTTGTTCTCTTCCCCTTCGTTACCGTTGACCATCTTGATGAAGTCAACGAACTGCAAGGCAAAGATGCTTGGGATGTACGAAGAGTTGTCTCCGTACACCACTTCACGAAGCCATTGCTCTACAGACTTGGCGGCTTCATCCAAGCCAGCTATATCCACCTGGTCTGCAACGGCCTTCGCTACTGGAGTAGCGTCGAGGTTCATTCGATGATCTCCCCTTCGATGACTTCGCCGAAGTCCATGCTTCGTTCAGCCACTTCCTTCGCGGACATCTGCTTACCTGCAATCATCTCCTGCTGGAGACGAGCCAGTGCTTCAGCGTTCTGCCGCATGATGTCGATGGCATCTGCTGCACGATCAGTAACGTCGATCTTCAGTTCGGTCTTCTCTGGCGATTTCAGGTGAGTGAGCAGACTGTTGGCCGACTCCTGCTGTACCTTCTCCGACTGTGCGTTCTGCATCAGGTGGAACAGATGGTTGATCGCCTTCTGCTTGATGTCAGCATTGAGTACATGGCATGGGATCAGTGCCTGCTCCAGGATAAGGTTAACCAGCTTCGACTTGTTGTAGCTGGTGATGTAGCTGGCCATGTCCTTGTTGGCTACACCCTGCTGGGTCCACCGCTGGATCTTCGATGGGAAAGTACGGGTGTAAGCCTCGGTGTTGTTCAACCCCATCAGCTTATAGGTCACGTACTTCGAAGCATGAAGGTAGTTGTCCAGCTTGAACTTACCTTCCTTCATCACATGAGTGTACCCAATGATGTTGTCCCTGAAGGCTTCAGCCATGTCAGGATCAGACAGCATGTCATTGAGAGTCTTCAGTACTTCCGGAGAGATGGACTTCTTCATCTTGTCCGGTAGCACAGAGCGGAATTCATCTACCGTCAACATCCCAGGCTGAGCAGTAGTGGCGGGAGTGGTGGTCATCTTAGTACCTCGGTTGTCTATAGGTTGTGCCGAGGATATCACAACGTACAAACCAAGGAGTAAACCATGAAACAAGAAGCCTACGTTCGCCAGATAGTGAACGGCAATCTCTCACCCCGCAACTGCCTGGTAGAACTGGGGGCCTCCGTCTACCTGCTGGAACAAACCAGAGCCTACCATGCCGACCAAGACTCCCGGTGGTCCCTCGCCCCAGGCACCATGGTTCGAGTGGCAGGTATATCCTACCGTCTGACCGACAAGGGGAACATTCCCCTCATCGTGGTACAGAAGGACAACGGAGATGGCGTATCCTACTTCGCTTTGGTCAACCCAGACCACCTCTGCTATGCAGAGTGTCCAGCTGATCGGGTGCTGGAGATCTACAGAACGGACCTGATGCTTAAGATCCTGGCCAAGCACGGCTACCAAGATGTTGTCCGTGTAGCTGCACTGCTCCAGAGCTATGGCATCAACAAGCTCAAGGAGGATCTACTCTGATGGACATCAGCTATGCGCATGTCCAGATGAAGCTGAAGAACGGAGAGACTACTCTCCACAAGGTAGAGATCCCCTACTCACTGAGTGAAGTACAAGAGGACCACATCACTACTGTAGCCCAGACTCTCAATCTGGTACGCAGGGAGACTGGTGTGTCTGTTCTGAACGTCGTCCACTCACGAGTACTCTTCACTGCGGGGCCAAGCCAATGAAAACAGACTGGGTGTCCAACCTTCTGGTGTCCTTGGCTTGGGCTGTATTCGTACCTAAGCCAGTAAGTGAAGACCTCCTGTGGTTCTTCTACCTGCTCCACTTCACCCTGGCCTTCCTTCTGTGGACGGCGGTGGATCTGGTAAGGCACTCACCCGAGTGGAGGGGTAAGCCTGTGATGGCCTTTATCTTCTTCGCCCCCATGGTTCCCATGAACCTTTATCTCATCATGCAAGTACTGGAGCTACTATGGAACTGAACACCACCGGTAAGGTCCGCCTGACCCTGAAGATCCAGGGACAGACCTTCTACCTCAACACCATCTACACCAGGGAGGAGTGGGATGAGAAGCACACCACCTTCAAGATGCAGTTCGTCAACGATGCCATCCTTGCTGCGGTGACCGCCTCCGCCCAGATGCCTGCCACCGAGGAAGCCATTCTCAGGAAGCGGGTGCATGATCTGGAGCAGGAGGTAGCCCGTCTGAGGAAGGAAGCTGCCCCCAACCCCATCCGTATCCGGCCTGGGGCATCTGGCCCTGCGGTCACCATCGGTAGTCTACCCGAGTAACTACCCGACGAACGGTAGTACCCCACCCACAAGAAAGGGGGCCGTAGCCCCCTATATATAATATATATGTAATCCCCCGTGGGTGAGTAATATCAAGGGTACCACGGGGAATTACCCTCGTCAACCCCTCGCTCCGCTCGGGGATTGACTCGGGCCGCAGGCGCGAGGCTTGATCCTTCTCCCCCATCAACGCGCGCGAGGAACCAGATTCAATGGAACAGCAAGCAATCCTACGTATTCAACTACCAGGTCAAGAACTGGTAGAGCTACCACTCGGTGTAACCTGGGATCACTTCAACAGAGTGGAAGCCAGTAACAACAGTGGCTTGAACGCTATCACCATAACCGAAGCACTGTGGAAGCATTGTCCTACCTTCGAGGTAGTAAGGCATGACTCATCCCAGCAGAAGATAGCTGAGCTTGAAGACAAGGTGAAAGAACTAGAAGCCAAGCTTCAGGACAAGACTACACCACGGAGTGGTGATCGTTTCCTGTGTAGACTGACCTCAAGGAAAACCAAGCGAGAAGCTGATGTGTTCTGTCGTGATGGTTTGTATCAGTACATAGCCAGTGTCAGGGATACCATGTACAGAGCAGAAGGTGACGTAACTGATGCTGACTATGAGGTAGTAGTAGCCAAGGCAAGGGACTGGACTCACATCCCTATGATAACCAAGGCTGGCTTAGGGCTACTGGTCAAGTGGGATCAAGTACGGTCACACAGGCTTGAAGTCTACTGGGATGAGGCTACTGGTTTGTTCACTGGTGTTGCTGTCAACCAGGAGACTGGCTTGACCTTCGTAGCACCGATGAAGTTCAGGGAACTGTCGGCTTCCTGGAAGGACATCAACTGCTACGTACAAGGTAAGGGCTAGTGTGTATAACCTGTGGATAACTTGATTATAGATATCCACAGGTATCCCTAACCCAGCTTCGGACCAGTCATCCTTCCCACCTCGCTACGCTCGGTGGATTGGCGACTTAACCTCAGCTGGGTTAGGGGTTAGGTAAGGGGAAGGGAATGGTTTGGGGGATTTGGGTTTGGGGGAAATTCATCATGGAAGTCTGAGTGCAGACCTGGAGGAATTTCATCCATAAACTTACGGATTCAGTACTTCAGTCTGCGGCTCTCCAAATCCGACTATCCCCCCCGGCACCTCTAGAGTTTTGGAATTCCCGCGCTACCTACCCCACCTTGTTTAACTCTCCTTCTACCCAATCATCTGTCTGTACTTCTAGATCAAGAGAAGCCTTCGGCTGTGCTGTGGATTGATCCTGTGTCACCACAACCATTCTCACTACTCTGGAGTACTACCATGTTCAAAGCTCTCAACCAATTCTTCGCTATGCTGGAATCCATGTTCCGTGCTGTCACCAACCTGACCAAGGCTGCGGAGAACGTAACCGAGTGGGCTGAAGAAGAGTCTGCTCACTTCAACAACAAGGCTCGTCTGCAACGTGAACAAGCCATCGCTCTGCTCAACATCGAGAACGCTGCTGAACTTCAGGAGAAAGGTCTGACCGAAGCTGTCGAGTCTGTCCGTAAAGAACGCTCCAAAGCTAAAGCCTAACCTCTCTACCTCTACTCCCTAACACGGAGTAGAGGTTACCTTTTCAAAGCACACATAAGATCAACATCACACACAAGATCAAGAGCACACATCTCTCTCTCTCTCAGGGACAGTAGGTTGTAGGAAGGAAGGGATACTCTCTCTGTGATAGTTAACTCACCTCTCGTGTGTAGGAGTAGTAGGGGGATAGGGAGTGTGGCAGTGCAATGAGTTATGTCTGTTCATCTCCCTTCTCTCTACCTTCCTCAATCCGATACCCTGTCATCACTTTCCCTTCTACCCGATACACTCCGTGTTCCTATCTACACTTGGGTAGTGTCTGATGTTCCTCTACACCTTCGGTGATGGAGTGGTATTCAACTCTCTCATTACTTCATAGTCCTCTATAGGTATCAACCATGGACCAGAACATCTATACCCTGCTGTTCACCAACGAATGTCTTCACTCCATTGAACACGAGTTCGAAGCTGGCTCAGATGAATGGGCTCGTGTTAAGGCAACTGCCATGTGCAAAGGTAACGAAGGACTCTGGTCTGGCATCTACCTTATTGATCCTCAAGGTGAAGCAATCACCTTCGATCCCTTCTGACTGGAGAACCTCTGATGAACACTCTCAACCTCAAGATGCAGGAACAAGTCTGCTTCGTAGGTTTCACTCGTGCTGGTATGGGTCATCTCTCCAGTCGTGTTCGTACCTTCGGTGAAGCCAAGCACTTCATCATCTACAACTGTAACCCTGCTGACAGAGACATCCGCATCTTCTACTACATCGCAGAGGATGTGGAAGTAGTCATCGCTCGACTCAACCTCAACGTGGAGGTGGAGATCACCCAATGAAGAACCAACGCTTTGCCTACGTTCGCGGGACTACTGTTGCCACCCTTGCATGGTTGTGCTGGTCTCACTGCCTCAGCCTATCGACCTGCGTGTACCTACTACGAATCCATGGCTTCAGTACCGTCCAGTCCATGGATGAGTTCTGCCGGGTATGGGCCAACCTCACGGTGTATTCCGTGATGCCCATGACTGTCCCTGATGACAGGGAAGGCTCCATCACCATCAGGAGAAACCAATGAACACCGAGCGTAACCTCAACCTCGTTGGACGTCTGTTCGACATCAAGATCATCCCTACCAATGGGAAGCTGACTGGCTTCCGTGTACGGGTGACCTTGATCAACATGGACTGCCCGAACACTGTACTTACCCATGTCGTCATGTGTGGCGACGAGTACACCGCCAAGAGTCTGAAGACTGCGATCCTTCAACGTCGTCGGCTCAACCTCAAGCACTGGCATTGGACAGAGGTCAACAAAGACCTTCCTGATGCCTGCACCAACCGCCTCAAAACCAAACCCTTTACCCTGGAGATCTAACCCATGCTCGCTATCGCCTGTGTCGTACTCATCCTGTTCTGTGGCTACCTGTTCATGGTCAAGTGCCTGGCCTCTCTGGCCTGCTTCGGTGCCCTGTTCGTACTGCCTGGGGCAGAGAAGGTAGCTGCTCTGGTCGGCCTTGCCTGGAACGTGTTCTGGGCAGCCGTATGGGTCACTGCAATCAACTTCCTCTTCCACGTCGCTTAGCCAAACCAATCCCCTGAAACCAAGGAGTTACTCATGACTATCGTTCAACTGTTGGCCGTCATTGCCGTACTGCTGCTGGTCGTTCCAACTGTGCTGTCGTTCCTTCGCATGCTTGTATGGGCTGCGGAGACGTGGGTACGGTGTGAGACTGGCCGTGGTAACCGTGGCACTGCTGCGGTAGCTACCGTCCTGTACGGAGTAGCTACCTGGGTGTGTGCCTACCTCTTCTTCGTAGTGGGGGCTTACCTGTGATCATCCTCATCATGTTCCTGCTGTTCGCTGTAGGTCTGTCCATGCTGGTGATCGGCTTGCACAGGCAATGGGTGATCAACGAGATGCTCAGGTTTCCCCTGAGCATCGTTCGTCGCCATGACCTGGAGATGCAACGCACCTATGCCTGGGTGTGGGCAGTCTGCGGTCTGGGCCTGCTGTTCGCAGGCTGTGGTCCCCTCTTCATCTTCCTCGCTGGAGGTCTGCTGTGACTGACGTAGAGATCCTAATCCTGTTGTGTCTGTACATCGCTTCGACAGTGGCCGTGCTGAACGGCTTCATGAAGTGGTCTGCCAACAACTACACCATGCAGCAGACCTGGATGGGTCTGGTGATCGACATCGTGGTGATGCACGCGCTCACCTTCTCCGGGATGTTCGCTGTCATTGGGGCAGTGTGCCTCTTCTTCGGCTTGGTCGGTCTGCTGTAAGTCCTCATGGCCTACGGCCATGGGGTGGTAATCCAAACCAACTCAACTCATTGTTTACTTAGGAATTTCAACATGATCGCTCTCAACACTCGCAAGGCTTCTTCCATCCTGGACCGTGGCTACCGTGAATGCCTGGACGCTGAAGCTGTAGCTCGTGAACTGCATTCCATCGGCATGGCCTCGGTCACCGAAGAAGATGTCCTGAACCACTGGGCTGACTGGGACAAAGACCTGTCCGACGAACCCCATTGGGTGTAAGAGCAAGAGCAGGCTACGCCTGTGTAATGGCTCATCTGGGCCGAACCACTTCTGATTTGTATCTACTACCTCTCCCTACAAGGAACCTGAATCATGGCACTCAAGAAATCCAACGCTCGTACCAACACCGCTGCTCAGTCCGACGATAGCCGTGCTGCCAGCTTCATCAACATCTCCATGGGCACCCGTGGTGGTGATCCGGTTCGCCTGGGCAACGGCATTCCGCTGCGCCTGAGCGAGGCCGTCGAGGCACAGCTGCACGAGTACCTGGCCGAAGCCAAGGACGACAAGGAACTGGCCAAGCGCATCGAGAACATCCGTTCGCGCCTGATCCTGTCCTTCCGCATCGTCCGCGACAAGTCCGAGCTTCAGCTGGACCTGTAAGAGCGTCCGCCCACATCCTCACTCGATCCTGAGTAGGGTGTGGGCTGCTTTTTTAGAGTATCGGTTTGGGACAGTTGAAGAGACTGTCCAAGCCATCCGTTCTGATCAAACCAATGAAACGCAGCTGGTTTCCTGACGATGAAGTAAAAGTCTGGAATCGGCACTTTCTGGCTGGAGAAACGATATGCCAACTGCACTCGAATTGCTCATGAGCGGTACTGTAAGTGGTAGTGAGATGGACCCTGCTACCGCTACAGCCTTGGAGGCACTCAACGCAGGCAAGACCGTTGTGGTGGCTGTGACAATGCTGGAAAAGGTAGCCCTGCACATGGAATGTCTGAATCCTGGGAAGCTGTTCGAGGAACTCGTGCATGTGGACATGGATGAGACCGAACAGAAATTCCTGGTGACCCTGGTGAAGAAGGGGGAGTGCCCTGCACAGAAACCCAAGGGTGCACATGGCATATCCAAGTGGGTGATGCCGCTGCGAAACCATGAAACCAACCACCTGGGCAAAGGCCCACGTAACAAGTTCGGGGGAACTCTGTAATGACTCGTACCTATCTGAAGCGTGTAGTGATTCGTGATGAGCACGGCCTGTTCGTTGCTGACGGAGACACTCTCATCGACGCACTGCGTGAAGTGCAACTGAAGCACCTGCTCAAGCAGCTGACCGTACTCGACCAAGACGAGGGTCACCGCTGGATGTTCCAGTTCAGCCACGTCAACAACCACATCGTCCTGACCAAGCAGTCTCCAGACTGCTGCGATGGGACCATCCGTATGGGGGATCTCCTGTAATGCCTCAGTTCATCGTGGGGAACATGTGGGAAGTGTTCGATACCGCTGACCACTTCATCGTGCTGAGTAACAGCACTCTGACCTCAACCGGTGCAGTAGTCATGACCGCTGGTATGGCTGCTGAGCTTGTAGGCCGGTTCCCTGATGCTGGTATCCAAACCAGTGTTGGGAAGTACATCGCTGAGAATGGAGGGGCTGGTGGCATATTCGGTTGCCGCTGCCAATCCAAGGTAGGTGTGTTCCAGGACAGGCGTCACTACCGTGATCCGACTGACCTGGGGTGTGTCAGCACCAGCACCACTCAGCTGATGTGGCGTGCACAGGAGAACCCAACCCATCAGTACCACCTGGAACAGCCCGGACAGGGTGAACCATGGTGGCTGATCAAGGACATCCTTGCCCGTCTGCCGGACAACGTAACCATCTGGAGCCGTCCCTAAAGGGATGGCTTCACATCGAAGGAGTTCTACGCATGAGAGTAGAGAAGGGTCTTCGAGGATCACAGAAAGTCACTGTTGACATGCAGAAAGCTGAGAGGCAGCTAGCCGACAACTACAGAACCATGTCAGTACAGTTGGCTTTACAGAAAGGAGAGACCTTCCTGTACATCTTTGATGGTCTGACAGAGAAGGTGACCCGTAAAGAGATGATCAATGTGGCTACGGGGATCATACATACCCGTATCAGGAGCTACATTGATCCGTTCACCCAGGTCTACGTCAAGTACAAAGGCCAGTGGCACGGCTACAACGGACTCTTCTCGCCCATTGCAGAGAAGCTAGTGCCACGAGAGATCATCGCCCAATCACTTCTGTTCGATTAAGGAATCGTTCCATGACCATTACCCACATGCTGCCTGAAGATATGCAACGCGCCAATGAGTACCGCTTTGCTAAGGCGCACATTGACGGGTACATCCGCGAGTTCATTCGCGGTGACGAAGACTTGCCTGCACTGATGGAGCAGGGAATAGCACTGTTGGAGAAGTATCGCACCACTGAGTACAGCTATGCCTCCAAGAACCTTCGTATGGAGACTGTTCGTAACCTGGATCTTGAGCACATCGTGTTCGAGATCATCGTAGCGTCTGCGTACTGCCAGGTACCAGACATGTTTATCAGCTTCACAGCCAAGCTAGCTGGTGTACTTGGCTTCGATGACAAGGCTGACAGCATCAAGACCATCGCTGAGATGGTTGCAGTGCTGGCAGAACTTGACTTGTACGACATTGAGCAGGTGTCCAGGTATGGTACATACAAGGTCATCTCCAACATTCAACTACCGGAGAAGCTACAGCATGCTGTTGAGCGAGCTATGTACCTTCCTCCTATGGTGTGCAAACCATCCAAGCTCACTGGTAACAAGTCGAAGCTACATCTCACTCTGGAGAAGGAATCCCTAATCCTGAACAACAACCATCACAACGAGGACATCTGCCTCGATGTACTGGATAAGATGAACGCTGTTGAGTTGTGCCTGAACACTGAGTTCCTGAGCACCGTAGAGGAAGAGTCTCACAAGTACTTGGACACGCAGGACAAGAAGGATGACTGGTACAGGTTCGTCTCTGAGTCTCATGAGATGTACAAGCTCATGGTTCAACAAGGCAATCGGTTCCATCTCCTGCACAAGTACGACAAGCGTGGTCGTGTGTACGCACAGGGCTACCACATCAGCACCCAGGGATCTCCTTACAAGAAGGCCATGCTGGACTTGGCCAACAAGAAGGTGGTTACTGGTGTACCTGAGCACTTGAAGATCAAGTGAAGGAGCAACTGTATGAATCACTATGCGTTCTATAAGGAAAAGGGTGTCTGGAAGTACAAAGACTTTGAAGGACTTCTCAAGCTTGTGACCACAGCGCAGCAACTTCCTGAAGGTTCATTTGTTTGCTGTCGCTACAGACTGAATGGAGTTCGTTGGTGGAATGTTGGTATGACTGACAAGGATGCAATAGAGGATACCAACTTACTCCCGGCGGATCTCAGAGCAATGCTGATGATCTGGGGTCTTGATCAACTACTGGAGTAACAACCATGAAGACTTACATCTTCTTCCATGACGGTGAAGTATGGGGCTATGAAGAGTTCGACTACTTCACACCCGCTACTGGGAACGATGACTGGGAAGCGACTGCTTTGTACCATCTGTTCAAGCTACATACAGTGATGCGTTTCATAGGTGGCCCCATGACCTTTCGTTATCGCTGGGCTTCTGCTAGCCACCTAGGACATACACTCCACTGGAGTAGGGTTGAACCACCAGAAGAACTCCTGGCAATGGTCACAGTGTGGGGAATAGAACTGGAGTAAACCAATGGAATTACTTGCACAACATCTGCACGGTAGTTGGACATTGCTCGAAGTGAAGGGAATGGTCTATTCAAAAGGAAAAGAGATCAACAAACTAGTCCATAGTAATAGCCGCTTCCCTGACTTCCGTCTTCTCTCTCGGGAAGAAGCAATGTTCTACGATGGGCACAACTGGTACGAGTGGGAGTATAACTCAGTAGAGCGTAGGGTGTTCCGTCGTCTAGTTGATGACTGTCCATCCCATGAAGAACTAGTCAAGGAACTCGAAGCGCTGATTGTAATAGCGGGGTATTGAACCAATGCATTTAGCAGCTTGGATTGAAGATGGTAGCTGGAGAATATTCGCAGATGAACAGAGGAAGCTAGTTAGAGACACAGCTTACTACCAAGCTAGTCTTGTTGAAGATCTAGTTGAATCCCCTGTGTTCCTACATAGCTGGGAAACCTGGTATACCAACGGCAAGTTACTCTGGTTTCAGATACTATCTGTGAACAATAGCCGCTACATGCAGCTGTACACCAAAACACTTCCGAAAGAACTTGAAGCACTGTTGATCGTCTACGGTCTTCAGTAATAACCAACCTCCGTTTAATGGGATCTAAACCATGACTCCTTACACCGCTTTCGAATATCTGTTGATTGATGCTGCAAACCAAATGGGCCATGACAAGTGGCTCTTCGAACAACGAATCCAATGGTGCTATGACAACTTCGATAACCTGGAGAACCTGGAGTGCAACGAGAAGACTCGTCCCCAGTATCTCAAGGCTGTCATGGCTATCCGTGCTGCCCAGCGTGGTGAGCCTGTTGGCCACCTGGTAGGGCTGGATGCCTGCTGCTCTGGCATGCAGATCATGTCCGCCCTGGGTGGTTGTGAGTCTGGTGCCCAAGCCACCAACCTCATCAACACTGGCTTCCGTCAGGATGCCTACAGCCTGGTCACCACTGCTGCCTCTACCCACCTGGGTGAGTCTGTAGGGGAGATCAAGCGGTCGGACATCAAGACTGCCACCATGACCCACTTCTACGGTTCGAAGGCTGAGCCGAAGAACCTGTTCGGCGAGGACACCCCTGAACTGGAAGCCTTCTACCAAGGCGTGGAGATGGTAGCTCCCATCGCCAACGAGATGCGGGATGACCTCATCAACACTTGGCAGCCCTATGCCATGAAGCACTCCTGGGTGCTGCCAGACAACTTCCACTCCATCGTCAAGTCGGTAGACGTGTTCGAGACTCGGGTGGAAGTGGACGAGATGGAAGGGGCCAGCTTCGAGTACATCTACAAGCAAGACTGTGGTGTAGAGCGTGCTGTGAAGAATGCTGCCAATGTCATCCACTCCATCGATGCCTACGTACTGCGTTCCATGCACCGTCGCTGCAACTACGACATTGAAGCCATGAACAAGGTAATGACCTTCGTCTGGGGGGAACTGTGCAACCGTCACGCCAATGCGAGCGAAGCCGGGGAAACCCTGGACCACACTCTGGCCATCTACGAAGACCTGTACGATCGTACCAACATGGTCGATGCAGTGATCTTCAACCACATCAACGAAACCAACGTGCGTCAGCTGGAGACTGAGCACCTGGAAGCTCTGTGTGCCCTGTGGGATACCATGCGCGTGCATGAACCCTTCGAACTGGTCACCGTTCATGATGAGTTCAAGTGCCACCCGAACTTCTGCAACGAGATGCGCCAGCACTACATCAACATCTTCGCCGAACTGGCGGACAGCAACATCCTCGACGATATCGTTCACCAGATCACTGGAAGCCATGTCAGCTACGACCGGTCCATCCACAACCTGTCTGAACTGATCCGTGAAAGTGAGTATGCGCTGTCTTGAGTTTATAGGGCGTCTTCCAGACGCTCCATGAACCCGAATTTGCCTGATCCCAGAAATGGGATCGGGCGCTTATTTTTTTGAGGGGAGCTTAGAAACCATGAGTAAACACAGGGCATGCAAGTACTGCGGTAAGCCAATAGTGCTAGTACCCAGTGCGGAAGAGAGGGCACGGAAGTACGGAGGGTCTCCCAAGTTCTACCGTGATCTCTTCTACGCACATGGAGAGTGTATTGTGAAGAATTGGGGTTGAGCGTACTCCGTACGCTTTTTGCATTTTCGCTGATTTCCAGCGAGTTCATTCAATTTAAGAAGGAGTAATACCATGCGTAAGTCTTACCTGAAGTTCCTGGATACCATGGCTTGGATCGTCGCCGTGTTGGTCTTCGTAGTCGTGGCAGTCGCCTCGCTGACCGTCTACAACGGCCTGGTT